ACGAAAAAGCCCGCCATTGCTGACGGGCCTTCGATGCGGACGGGGTGGGGGCTAGCCAGCGTGCGAGATCGAGTGGATTGCGCGCATGAGGTTCAGAGCTCGATCGGCGCTGGGGCCGGCATCGGTGTAGAGATCATCGCACCCCTGGCAGGTGTTGCGCCAACTGTTGCCCCAGGAGTACGCCGCGGTGTATGGGCGATTGCAGATGTTGCACGGGTTCGGGAACGAGCCGGTGGCGAGGTACACGGCGCGCTCGAGACCAGCAGGATCGTCGACGCGGATGATGGTGGCGATGGTCATTTCTCTGTCTCCTTCGTGGCTTCGGTGATGAGGTGGACGAGCTGGGCGTTGATGCTGCGGTGCTCACGGGCTGCGAGGGCCGCGATGCGAGCGTGGAGTTCCGGCGGAAGCCGGAGATCGATGCGGGCGACGTCGTTAGGCATCAACAGCCTTCAGCCAATCGGCGGCGATGGTGTCGAGGTCCTCATCGCTTCCGACCGGGATGCTGGCGTTGGCGTCATTCAGCGTCCACTGCCCATTGCGGAACTCGAGCCAGAGGCCGTCAGCCAGCGTGTACGGGCTATCGGAGGCGGTGAGGTTGAGGGAGGAAATCGTGCGAGGCATCGGGACATCTCCTGTATCTGTGCTACAGGTAATCTAACGGTACGATACCGTGATGTCAACAGTGCCCACAAAGATTTTTTTTCGGAGGCTGCATGACCACCACCGCACGGGCCATCGTCATCGAGCTGCCGCTGCCACCGCGGGCGCTGTCCTCCAACGGCTCACATGGGCACTGGGCGTGGAAGGGGCGAGAGGCTAGGAGGTACCGAGAAGAGTGCCACTTGCTCGCTCGGGTAAGTGCGGGGATATCGGCACAGTGCGTGGGGTTTGAGTATCCGATGCAATACCCGAAGCGCCGCCGCGTCAGCTACACCTTCGGCATCAAAGGTGCGCGTGCGGGCGGCTACTACTGCCCCCGCGACGTATCCAACGCGCTCGCAGCGTTCAAAGCCGGACAGGACGGCCTCGTGGATGCGGGCATCCTGGTCGACGACTCGGCACGCTGGATGGAGTTGGGCAGCGTGACCATCGACGCGACCATTGGGCCATTCGTGCGGGTAGTGGTGGAGCCATGCGAGTGAAGCAGCACGTGGTTCACCGATGGCAGCCGACAGGGTTCCTCGGAATGAAGCCACACCCAGCCCGAGACAGGGGCGCAGACGCATGACCCGCCTCGTGAAATGCCCTTCGTGCGATACCTGGACCCTGCCGGCGGAGGACGAGCGCTGGTGCCCTGTCCATGGACCCATCCCACTGACGCCTAACAGTGTGCGGTAAACTGCAATAACGCTATGACAGATGAGCCAATTACCGTTAGCGTGTGGGAGCCTACCGATCAGCAGCGCCGTGCCGTTCAGATGCGCGGGCATGGGCATACCTACCAGCGGGTAGCGGATGCGTTGCAGGTTCACATCACGACGGTGCAACGCTGGTTTCACGACCATCCGGAACTGAACGAGATGGTCGAGGACGTCCAGGAGGAGTTGCGGGACACACAGGAGCCGCAATTTCAGCGGTCTATCGACCTGGCACAACAGATTCTTCTCGGGGCATTGGCTGGTGAGTACAAAGCCGATGACCCGCGAGTCCTCCTCGCAGAACGTGTCCTCGCGCGAACGCTACATCGCGTCATCGCCATACAGGCTCGTGGTTCCGGAAGGAACGTTCCGACCGACCCGCCGGGCCTCAGCCTCCCGGCCGGCGGAGACGCAGCCTGAATCCCTCGGCTTCTGGCCGCTCCACGAATCCCAGCGTCAGATCGAGCAGAGCGCGTCACGCTTCAACGTCCTGAACTGCGGCCGGCGCTACGGCAAGACCGAGTACCTGCTGCGAAAGTGCGCCCAGAGCGCGTTGAGCGGGCAGCCAGTCGCCTATTTCGCCCCGACCTACCCGATGCTGCGCTGGGCCTATCGCGCCCTCAGCAACCGGCTTCTTGCAGCGGGTGGCCGCGCGCTCGCCTCCGAGTGGCGCATCGAGCTCCCCGGCGGCGGCTCGATTGACTGCTGGTCCCTGAGCGACGGCGCGAATCGATGCCGCGGGCAGAAGTACGCGCTGGTCGCACTGGACGAGGTGGCGCTGGTCGACGACCTCCTGAGCGCGTGGGAGGAGTCCATCCGCCCGACGCTGACCGACCTGCGAGGCGAGGCGTGGTTTGCGTCCACTCCCCGGCGCGGTGGCGGCTTTGAGGAGTTGTACCGGCGCGGCGAGGATGGCGGCGAGTGGGCAGCGTGGACGGTGACGACGTATGAGAACCCGTTCATTGACCCGCAGGAGATTGAGGCAGCGCGCGCCGGGATGAGCGACCAGGCGTTCCGGCAGGAGTACATGGCCGAGTTCGAGGCGGCGGAAACCGACCTCGTGTTCCCCGAGTTCAGCGTGGCAACCCACGTCAAGCCCGCGCCGTGCGCGTGGGAAGAGACGAAGTGGCGTATTGCCGGCGTTGACCTCGGCGGCGGCGACCCGACGGCCATCGTCCCTATCGGCGTGACCGCCAACGAGCGCGTCCACCAGTACGGTGAGTTCTACCGGCGCGGCGACGTGGCCGTGGATGACCTCGCCGAGTACCTGTACGAGTGGCACAACCGCGCACCGTTCAACGCCATCGTCGTGGACCCGTCCGCGAAGGCCATCCCTGAATCCCTGCGGCGGCTGGGGCTTCCCGTGTTCCCCGCGAACAACGCCCGCGGCGAAGGGCTCGAGGTGGTGCGCTGGATCTTGGGCAGCGGCCGCTTCTCGATTGACCCCGCCGCGCGCAACAGCATCGCTGAGTTCCCCGGCTACCGCTGGGCCAAGCGGCGGGACGCGGTAGGCGAGCGGTACGCGACGAGCACACCGGTTGACCACCACGCCGATGCGATGGACGCGCGGCGGTACGCGCTGATGGCCCTTCAGCAGGGCGTGATGCGCCAGTCAACGATTCAGCGGGCGGTCTATCGCCCCGCCTCGTACGTGGGAGCGCGGCATGGCTAAACGCGGAACGAAGCAGCTCGAAAACGTCGGCAAGCGCATTCGCAAGCTCGACCTCGATTTCCAGTCGCTCATGCTCAAGGTCGAGCGGCAGCGGCTGCACTTCACCGCCGACCCATCCGTCTCGCCCTCACTGGCCGAACCACTGAACCACATCACGGAGCAGAGCGACCTGATGCGCCAGACGTGGACGGAGATGAAGGCCCGCCTGACCGAGAACCATTTCGTCGTCCACGCGCGCAGCATCGATGAGGAGTCGGGCAGCGAGAACGCGATCGAGCGGTTCGAGAAGGTCATGAACTCGTGGCTGATGCTCGTGGAGGAACGCAACGGCTACACCCTCCAGGACGGGATGAGCGATGGCCAGATCGTCGACGCCTACGCGGTGCTGCACTGGCGACGAGCGAACGAGATCTATCCCGCCGTCCCTGACTTCGAGTACATGGACGAGCTGCCCGAGGACCCGAAGCAGGCGGAACGCTACAACAGCGAGCCCGAGGCGGAAGGCGACTACGCGGGGAAGTACAAGGAGACCGATGCCAGCCTCCAGAAGCGGACGGCACAGGGGCGCGCACGGGCAGGCTGCCCCTACCACGTCGAAGTGAGCGAGATGCTGTCGTGGCGCTTCCGCTGGGACCAGATGGGGATCGCGATGGGCGTCCACATCCGCGACGTGGACACGGAGGATTACGACGACGCGCTCAGGGCGAAGGACCTCAAGATGCGGCTCGAAGACAAGAAGCTGAGGATCTACCTCAGCCGCGACATGCCGCAGGCGGGACAGGGTTCGCCCAGCGTCACGTCCATCTATGACCACGTGCGGGTGGCGACGATCTGGACGCGTGATTGCTGGTATGAGTACGTCGCCCCCGCCGGCGCCACGGACGATGGCGCATGGGAGTTCGTGGACAGCGGCGAGCACGCCTGGGGCAGAGTGCCGGCGGCGGTCGTCCCCGCATTCCAGTTCAACCATCCCGATCCACGGTGGCGCTATCAGCCGTTCCTCGAAGGCGCGTACCGACGGAAGCCGAGCCATGACCGCACCGTCGCGATCATGAAGGGGCTTGCCGAGCAGATCGCCATCGGGCAGGTGTTCGTGACCCAGACGGGGAAGGATGCCGTGTCGATCAACCAGGACGGCACGCCGGTCATTGAGCCGGGCACGGATAGCGCGAATGCCGACGTGCTGCCCGAGGGCTGGGACCTGCGGAAGCTGCAATACGAGATGTCCCAGGCGTTCCTCGAAGCGGTGAAGTTCGACCAGGAAGAGTTCAAGGCATCGATGCCAAGCACAGGTATCGCGGACATCTCGGCCTCGACGAAGCCGTGGGCGGCGCGGATTGCGGCGCAGATGGCGAACATCGTCCCCAAGGGCGCGATGCTCACACAGGAGCGGGGCATCACGGAGATGTGCCGGTCGTTGGCAAAGGACATGAGCACGCCGGCCGACCAGGGCGGACTCGGCGGGACGATGGCCGCGTTCAGCCGTGACGAGAATGGGAAACCCACGGCCAACGTTGTCAGCATCGATTCAGACGAGATCAAGAGCCTCGATTTGGACGTGAGCATCGATCCCGTCTCCAGCGTGGAACAGATCACGAAGATGCAGCACGGGCTGGAGGTGCGGAATGACCCGCTCGCCAAGCTCAGCTTCCGCGACTTCGCGGAGGAGTACGCGGGCTGGCCGGACCCGGACGAACGGGCCGCGCGGTGGGATGCCGAGCAGATCATCGAGACGAAGATCAAGCCGGGGCTGATCGACATGAAGGTCGCGGAACAGTACGGCTCGCGCGTCGTGGTCGGCCTCAACGGGCAGTTCGTGGGCATGGGCGGGCAGCAGGTGCCGACCGACCAGGTATTGCAGCGCATGGGCGTGCAGCGCATGGCTCCCCAGCGTCCAGCGGGTGCGGGCGGCGGTGCGCTCAATGGGGCCATGAACCAGCCGACGATGCCGCCGCTCGTGGACAACAACGCGCAGCAGGCCGGGGCGATGCCGCAGCCGCCGCTCGTGGGGGTTGGGTGAGATGGCAAAGGGTGACATCGCGCAGTACATCGACCGCGTGCTCAAGCTCGTGCAATCCGGCGCTGAGGACATGGAAAAGCAGCTTGACGAGCACTTCAAGGGCGAGCCGTTCGGGGCACGACGGCCAACGCCGGAGGAGACGATGGGCTTTATCCAGCTCGTGCTCAAGCAGGACCCGCCCGACTGGTACGTCTTCCCCGATGGGCACAAGGAGTTCAACAGCGGCTGGTTTATCGCCGTGAGGGATGCCGATTTCCTCGAAGGCGGGAAGGCGGCGTATCGGTCAGTGGAGCGTGCTGAGGCGCGCTTCAGAGGAGGCGTGTGATGGCACTACCAGCAGACGACTACGGCGGCACTCCGGTCAGTGGCGGCGGCGGGTATCCACCTCCGGCGCACGTTATCGCGGGCACCTACTACGACGCGAACTGGAACGAGGTCAACGCGGACGGCTCGCCCGTCGGCAGTAAGAGCACGGGCGTTACCTATCGGCAGGTGGTCGATACGGACGGCTCGCTCTCGGGCGTTCCCGGCGCGACTGTGCAGGTCAGCTCCACAGGCTCCGTCAGCATCATCTCGCGCCCTTCGACGAGCGGCAGTGGCGGCGGTGGTGGTGCAGCCTCGCAAGCTGGCCGCTACAGCACACAGGTGGACACGACGGGGGCAATCACCGGCATCCCCGGCGCGGTCTACCAGCAGGACAGCGTGGACGGCTCGATCACCATCGTCTCGCGCCCGAGCGCGACGAACGGCTCGTTCGCCAACCCACTCGACAAGAACAACGACGGCCTCAACGACTCGACCGGCTGGGCCAATGGCGTGTTCAAGGACTCGTCCAGCCCGAGCGGCTTCTACTATGCGAGTGGCGGCCAGTACATCCCGGTCACCCCCGATGGTGCGCCGTACAACGGCCCTGACCTCAGCGGCCGCGGGGCCAACGCGAAGACGTGGACCGGGCAGGGGCCGAAGGGTTACGGCACCTACTACCTCGACGGGGCAGGCGGCACGCCGGGCACGTTCATCGGCGACACCCGCGCACCGTCGGCCTCGAGTGCGGCAGTCAGCGGCTCGCGCGCCTCGGGCGGCAGCAGCGGCGGCGGTTCGGATGGCACGGCAGTAGCCAACATCAACGCCGCAGCCAAGGCAGCCAGCGACGCGGCACAGGCGGCGCAGCAGGCCGCTCACGACGCCTGGCAGGGCAATCAGAACGACGCCGACCGCAACTGGAAAGCGGCGCAGAACGCTATCGACCGCGCGCTCAAGCTGGCGAGCGACCGGGCACAATTCGAACTCACCCGCACGGGCCTCGTGGAACAGCAGACCAAGGACCAGCTCGAGGCCGCCAAGCAGGTGGCCGACCTCATCTCGAGCACGGACCCGATCAAGTACCGAGCCTTCCTCGCGGTGGGCGGTGGTGACATCTGGAACGGCCTCATCGGCGGCGGGACGGCGGTCAGCAACGAGGCAAACCTCGGAGCCGCGCGCACCCTGCGGGCGATGGACAACCCCACCCACATCCCGACGTGGGACGAGATCATGGCCCAGGGCGGCTTCGACGTGACCAACCCGCCGACGCTGGACGCGAACGGCGTGGCAGTCGGCGGGACGGGCACTGGCAACGCCCCTGCGGGCGGCGTGCAGGTCGGCTACGGGAACGATGCACAGGGGACGAACACGGACGGCGCTACTGGTACCGGCGGGCTGCCGACCGGCTCTACTACCGGGAGTGGGTGGCAACCAAGTGCCGCTGCTTCAAACGCCGCTGCAATGCAAGTAGCGCAGGACCAGGCCGACCTCGAGCGCCGGATGCCGGGATCACCGGGGAGCTTTGACCTCGGGGCGATGGCCGGGGTGCCGCTCACCGTCCAGCAGCGCAACGACTTCGCGAACGCTGCCTATCAGAACTGGACGACCGACGCCTATAACGCACCGGGTCACGCGCTCAACTTCAACAACTACACGCCCTACGTGACGCAGGGGCAGTACACCGGGATCGTCGGCTCCGCGCCGGCGGTACCGCCAGCCGAGACGTTCACCGACCGCTTCGGGAACCTCCAGCCAGCCCCTGTTGCCATGCCCTACGGCAACGACCAGGTCAACCACGTCATCCCGACGCAAGCCGTGGTCCCCAACGTTTCCCGCTTCGCCCGCGGCGGGGTCATGGTCGGCGGCGCGATGGCGGTCACGGGCGATTCCCACAACGGCCGGCCCAACGAGGAGATGGTGGTCAACCTGAACCCTGACCCGCGCGACCGTATCGCCGTCGTGCCGATGGACCGCATCCGCCAGATGGGTATGGGTCCGGCGCTGCAAAGCGTGATGGGCCGTCGTGGCGTGCAGGTGGGCGGCTCACCCGTTCCCTACGCGGCGGACGGCGGAATCTTCGGCGCGGACTCGATCCTCAATCCCATCACGCCCGAAGACCAGCCCTACCTCGACCGCATCCAGGCGATCCGCGACGCGACCGATTTCTCGGCGTGGAACCCGTTCCGCAGCGACTACTTCCAGAATGACCCGACCATTCGCGATGCCAACGAGAAGGCCGTCCAGGCCGCGCGTGGCATCCCCCAGGCGTCCCTCGTGTCCTACGCGCAGCGGTACGCGCTCCCCGGCATCGGGCGCGGTGCGCTGCGGATTGGAGTGTGACCCGTGGCCTTTGTCCTCGATGATGAGACGACGGTATCGGCGCAGGACGCGTTCAACTCGACACGCGACCAGCGAGCGCAGCAACCGCAGACCAACTTCACCCCGCCATCCATCGGCTACGGCGACGCCAACCAGATGCTCAACTACGGCGACAACAACGCCGCGCCGGTATTCGACAGCACGCCCGCATCCGCCGCTGACCTCACGGTCGACCACGGCGGGGCGAGCGCGTACGACCTCAACTACGGCCCACAGAACAACGGAGACGCCAACAACGACGGCCTGAACGATCAGACCGGCTGGGCGAACGGCGTGGTGCAGGATTTCAGCAGCCCCAGTGGGTTCTCGTACAACGGCATCCCCACGACCTCGGACGGGGCGCCGTACAACCCCGGCCCCCAGCAGCCGTCGTACGAGACGGGCTACAACCTCGACTTCGCCTCACCCCTCGGCGGGACCGCGAACGATGCGCCGGTAAGGCCGTACACGGGCGACTACATCTACCAGAACCCGGACACGGGGGGCGTGACGTTCTCGCCCGACTTCCAGCAGTACAACAACGACACGGGCAACTTCCAGCCGGTCGACCAATACCCCTTCGACCCGAACCGCAGCTATGCGCCCGGCACGGCCTACGACGCGATGGCGAACCACCCGAACGGCGGGCCGGGCTTCCTCGATACCCTCAAGGGTATCCCCGGCGATGTCATCGACTGGGGCCAGCGGGTGAACGCCCGCGCCGCGGACTCGCAGGGCAGCAACTTCTTCGAGGACTTCGGCAACGCGGCCAGCGGCAACCACCTCATCAACGTCTTGAGCGGCAAAGACCCCAACGAACTGCCGGGGCCGCTGCCCTACGTGACGGATGTGGCCGCGTCACCCATGAGCCTCATCCCCGGCCCCGAAGGCATCGGGTTCGCCTCCAACTACGGCCGCAACATTCTCGCGGGCCTGGCGGGTTCTGGCGCCTCCTACGGGGCCAATGAGGTGCTGCCCGAGGACATGAATCCCTACCTGCGAACCGCGCTCGTTGGCGGTGCGGGGTTGCTCGGCGGCATAGGCGGGTACTACGCGCCAGAAGCAGCGGGGGCAGCCGCGCGGGCTGTGCCGAAGGTGGGGAACATCTATGGCCGCACGCCACTCGCCAGTGAAGAGGGCTCAGTTTCGCTCGGCAGCCGCTTCCACCTCAGCACGCCAGACACGACCGAGGCAGGCGCACGTCCCGGCTCACTTCTCCAGCCGAAGGGTGTCGAACAACTCCCCGAGAACTACACGCCCAAAGACGTGCTCGGTGTTGCCGGCGACCTCAACCGCCAGGTGAACTCACAGGCCAACACGCTCCGCGCCGAAGCGGAGAACGCCCTGAACGTGATGGGGGACCGCTACAAGGCGAGCGACGGCAATATCTACTTCAAGGACATCCCGGCATCCCCGGTGGAGGCCGCGCTAGGCAAGCCGAACGCCCTAGCAGTGCGCGTCCTCGAACGTCCACAAGAGTACAACCTGACCCCTGAACAGGCGGCGGCGGTGAGCAAGCTGGCCGCGATTCCCGAAGCGGTGAAGAACGAGCGCGCGGTGTTTGGCGTGAAGCCCAACGAGCTCGCACTGGACGAGGGCCAGAACTACTTCCACCGTATGGCCATCTCCCCGGCCATTGAGCGCCCCGGACAGGAAGCGGAGATCAGCGCTCTTGTGAACGGCGGAAGCACGAAGGGCGTGAAGGACTTGCTCGCCTACCGCGAATCCTCCGGCGGCTCATCCCGGCTCGCTATCGGCAAGGACAAGGGCCGCATCGTCGCGGACCCGATCGACTTCGTGAAGCGTGGCGGGGTCTACGCGGACCCGCTCCAGGCGCTCGATCAGAACGTGGCGCAAGGACTCTCGAAGGCTGCGAACGCGCACATCAAGAGCCTGTTGGAGCCGTTCGCGCAGACGGCGGCGGACAGGGTGTCACCGGGGCTACGGGCCAAGGTGGACGGGCTTCGGCAAAGCATCAACAGCATCAAGCAGACAGGCGCGCGGCTCACCGACAAGCAGCAGTCCGTGATCGACAACTTCCTCGCCGACAAGAGCGGCGCAACCGACCTCAACGAACTGCGCGACACGCTCGACAGCATCCGCGTGGGCGCAAACGCAGTGGGCAAGCAGGGGCCGAACTTCGGCAAGGATCTCGCGGGACTGCGGCAGACGCTGGCCGACACGAAACAGCAACTCCGCGACATCCTTCCCGAGTGGCGCAAAGAGATTCAGCAGTCGCGCTCCATCCCCAACGATCGCGCGGCCGTCGACTCCCGTCTCGCGCCGGCGCTCATTGGCAGCGACTTCGAGCGGAACACAGCGAAGCAGATTGAACGCTTCTACGGGCGCACCGCAACGTCTGACGTGACGCAGACCGGGCGGCTTGCCATTGGCACGCGGGCGCTCAACACGGCGCTCATCCCGGTCAAAGCGACGATGGACCTCTCGGCGCTCCTCAACCAGCAGGGGCGGCTCCTCGTCATGCACCCGAAGGCCTATGTGACGAACTTCGCCCGCTCCCTCCGCGACGTAGTGGACCCGAAGGCATACAACGACCTCCTCTCGCGGGCATCGACGCGGGAAGCGGCATCGCGGGGCCTCTCGATTCTCGGTGAGGCGGGAAGCAAGAACGAGTTTCAGTTCAACAACTGGTTCGAGCACATCCCCGGCGTGGGCAAGGTCGCACAGGCTGCCAACCGCCAGTTCACGGCGTTCAACAACCGCATGAGGCTGACGGCGTTCGACGATTGGAAACAGGCAGCATCCGCCGCCGGGAAGCCGCTGGACGCGGCGGGCGAGGAATCGCTGGCAACAGCGCTGAACCGCATGACGGGGATCAGCAAGACGCGCGCCGGCGACCTTGAGCAGTTGGCGTTCTTCGCCCCCAACTTCCTCCGCTCCCACTTCGAGAACATCGGCAAGGCGCTCACGGACGGCGGCGTTGAGGGACAGGTAGCGCGCCGTTATCTCGGCACGACGTTCGCGGTAGGCACGTCACTGGTAGCAGGGGCAGCGATGGCCCAGGGCCGCGACCCCTCGGAAGTCCTCAGCCCGTTCGACCTCAAGGCGCTCAAGAATGGCGAGCTCCGCTGGAACAGCAACTTCGGCACCATCCGCGTCGGCGGGCAGGACGTGCAGGTCTATGGCCCATACACGTCGCTCGCTCGCCTTGCCGCCGTCGCTACCACAGGTGCGCTCGACAGCATGAAGGAGAAGGACGCTCGTCCCTTCCTCGCGGCGCTCATGGACATCCCCTCGACGAAGGGCAGCCCGGTCGCGCGATTCATTACAGATGCCGTGAAGGGGCAGACGTACGCAGGAAACAGCCCGACCGACTTCTCCCCCGGCGGCATCGCGAACGGGCTGGCCGACATGGCCCTCCCGATTTCGATTGCCAACGTCATCCAGGACAAGAAGCAGGGGATGTCCTGGCATGACACGATTCTCGATTCTGTGCTCAACGCTATTGGGGCGAACTCCAACCCGCTGACCGACTACGAAAAGCGCGACCAGCAGGCACAGGACACCTACGGGAAGCCATGGAGCGAGTTGTCCCCCGTCGAACAGAACGCCCTCAAAGCCCAGCAGGGCTCTCCCGCCGCGACCTACGAAAGCACGAACCCCGCCGCCGTCGCATCTGCCGCGCTTACCGACCAGATCAAGGCACGCGCGGCCGAGGTGCAGACGGGTATCGACTCGAAGTACGCAGCGCCGGACGCGACAGCGCCACGCACCCCGAAGGACGCGATCGACTGGCGAGATGAGTACCACAAGAATCAGTACGCCACGCTTCGTGCCTACGAGACGAAGGACGCGGCGATGCCCTACAACGGGCCGCAGTCCTCAAACGAGATGCGGCAGGCCGTCGACCAGTACTACTCGTTCATCGACTCTCACACGTCCGGCACGGAAGTCGACTGGGATGCCGTTGATACCTGGCTCGCGGCGCACCCGGACATCGCCAAGCAGGTCGACCTCTACCAGAACGACCCGAACAAGCCGAACACCGACTACTCGCCGATGGTCACGCAGTACAAGGCGGCATCGAAGGCGCTGGGTGATGCGGGCTACTTCGACGTGAAAAACGACGTGTGGAAGGAGATTGCGAAAGACGATCCTGAGCTCTCGAAGTTCCCCACGTACTACGACTGGCAGGCCGCGACCGAGAAGGAGATCCGCGACTCGATGGACCCCGGCACGCCGCCGTCCATCGCTGATGGCATAGTGGCGAAGGTCATGGGGAAGATCCCCGTGGGCGACATCTACTCGAAGGTGAGCGGGAACGCCGAGAAGAGCTGGCTGGCCGATCATCCGAAGCTGGCTGCGACGGCCTACCAGTGGGGCTACCTCGGGAGCAACCCATCGAAGTTGGAGCGTGCGTTGGCAGCGGCAGGGAGCGGGCAGTGACTCAGCCGAGAAACGCGTTGAGGAACCATTGGAGCGCGAGCAGCGTGTACGCGACGACAACTATACCAACGCCAAGTAGGGCCATCTGTCCGAGCGTCTTCCCGAAGTCGCGCCAGGTTCCGGGGGGCATCGGCGGCGGATCGTCCGGCCCTGGCCCCCAGTTGTACTTCGACACGCCCGCCATCATAGGAGCCTCGGATGCCGGTTGTCACTGATCGGCTGGTGCTCGTGAAGTGCCGATGGTGTGGCACGCCGCTCGCGCGGGCCTCGGTCGGGGCCGTCGTCGAGGTGCGTTGCCGCGAATGCAAGCTCTTCGTCGAGGTTGAGGTCACGCGCTGAAATTGGCCACTTGTACACGCACTCCAACATTTCGTAGACTTACACCGTAAGCCCCGGTCATCGCTTTGCGCCTTGAGCGCCCGCGTCATTGGACGCAGGGCGCTCTTTGCGTTTAAGCGCCGGGCACGCAGGAGGTCACGGTGACAACGCCCACGGCGGAAGACACTGCCGGGACCGCGCCCGTCAACGTCGAAGGGGACGAGGGGATAGAGGACGACGCGCCTCAAACGGACCTCGATACCACGGCGGACTCGGAAGGCGCAGCAAGCCCGACAGACTCGGTTAGCCTCGACGGCCTGGACGACGATTCGCTCCGGTCCCATCCCCGCATCACCAAACTCCTCAAGGACATCGAAGCGCGTTCGGCGGAATCCGCGCGCCAGAAGTCTGAGGTGGAGACGGCTCGACGGTTGCAGCAGCAGCAGGCGGAGTTCGTGATGCGTGGTGGGGTGGCCCAGGCCGCGGAACGGGCGATCAACAAGGCGATCGAGACGGGCAACGTGCGGGACGCGCTGGACGAGATTCAGAAGATCTCGAACGCCGTCTATGCCGCGAACACGACGCAGAACCTCGCGGCCTTCGACGCTGCGCTGAACGGCATGGTGCCCGAGGGGGCGACCATCCCGGCCAAGCGGGCAGAGGAGATCGAACGCATCCGCGATGGGGTGACGACGGGTCGCAAGACGCCGGAAGAGCTCATCAAGGCGCGTGTCGAGTTGCTGCGCGACCTCCACATCGAAGCAAAGCTGCCCGAACTGCGGAAGCAGTGGGCAGCGGAACAAAAGAAACAGCAACAGGCGGCGGCCAAGACCTCTGCGGAGCGCCAGGCCGACGCGGCGCGTGCGGGCCAATCCCAGCCCACAGCTGTGGATGGGAAGGGCGGCAAACCCGCGACCGCACGCGAGATCTTCGATGACCCTCATTCGACCTTCCAGCAGAAGCAGGCGGCCTACCGCGAGCTCTACGGGAAGGAATACGGGAGCTAAACAATGGCAGGAGAAACCACCTCCGCGTCCCTCGGTGATTCCCTTCAGTACATCCAGGACTCTGCCCGGATGCGACGGGAATACGGCACGGTGATGACCCGTGTCGTGGACAAGCGCACCCTGCCGGCCAACTCCGGCCGTGCGTGGGACGAAATCACGGTGGAACGGCTCGACGCCCAGAGCGTCGATGAGTCCACCAACCTTGACAACTTCCAGTCGTTCGTCGATTCGCTCTTCTCGGTCGAGCCGGTGATGACGGGCATCGCCACGTTCATCACGGACAAGGCCCGGAGCATCGTTTCGACCGAGACGCTGGGCGCGACCGGCAGTGCGATGCAGAACGCGCTCGAGCGCCGCAAGGATCTCGATGGTCTCACGGTCCTCGATTCCGGCACGTCGTTCGGCGGAGCCGGCACCACGCTCACCAGCGGCATCCTCAGCGCCGCCCAGACCGAGAACACCTTTGGTGCTCAGACCGGCTCCAACGCTGAAGGCTGGACGGGCCGTCAGGTCGCCGTCCTCAACAGCCGCCAGATCAAAGACCTCCGCGATGAGGTCACCAGCGGCATCGGCACCTACCCGACTCCCAACGGCCTGACCGAAGAGATCTACCGCCAGGGCTACCGGGGCATGGTCGATGGGCTGGAAATCTTCGTGGACGACCTGATCACCATCGACGCCTCGGACGACGCCAAAGGTGGCGTGTTTGCGGCTGGCAAGGACGGGGCAATCGTCTTCGTCCAGGGGCCGGGCAAGAAGACCAAGGAACGCTACAACCCCGCGAAGGGCGGCGGTGGCGTCGAGGTCTATCAGTACGACGACTACGCCTACGGCATCCGGCTGGCGAACTCGCTCAGCGAGATCTACACGGACTCCGCGGCGGTCACGTCCTAACCCCACCTAGTTGAGGGCTGGCCGAAACCGGCCCTCAAGGAATCCCAGGAGGGTTTCACTCGTCATGGAAAAAGGTCGAATCTCCATCTTCCACGACTTCACCGCGAGCTATGCGGATGTTGTCTGGGGCACCGGGAACCTCGTCACCGGCGGGTTCGGCAACGGCGTTGCGTTTGCCAGCGTCAACGAAGGCTCGTTCGCGAGCACCGTTGACGAGGACGGCGGCATTCTCGCCATCACCACGGACACGGGCGACAACGACAACGCCGTCCTGTTCGCCGGTCCCTTCAAGCCCAGCAACGGCCAGATGATGGTCGAAGCACGGTTCAAGTACAGCAACACGGACTGCGCCGTCTACCTCGGCTTCACCGAGACGCTGGCGCTGGACACTCCGGTCATGCCGGCAGAGTTCGCCACGGCGACGATGACCTACAACGGCACGGGCGGCATGGTCGGCCTCCAGTACGACGTGGACGGCACCACGGACGACTGGCGCGCGGTCATGGGCGACGGTGGGGCCGCGGTTGCCAGTTCGGGCAACGGGACGCGCGCCAACGCGACTGTCACCGCTGACCGCTGGGTTATCGCTCGCGTCATCCTCAACCAGGACGGCTCGGCCGAGTGCTGGCTTGGCGACATCGGCCATGTGTCGAGCAGCGGCGGGCAGACCAACTACCCGACGATGCGGCTCATCAAGCGCTTCACGGCGGGGCTTGACCCGACCAACCTCTTCTACCCCTGCCTGATGATCGAGAACCGCTCCGGCGCGGCTCGTGTCCTCGAGGTGGATTACTTCGAGGCTGAGGCGTTCCGCGACTGGAACCCGGCCTAACGCACATTGAGGGGCTGACAGGCGTCGGCCCCTCTCCAGTTCACGTGCTGACGTTGCTCAGCACTGGAGGAAGCCAATGGCGACCAGCTCGACTCACAGGGGATGGCTCTACGACGCCGTGGATGCGCGGCTCGGGGCTGTCTACAACGGCACGAAAGTCTTCGACTTCGACGCCGACCGCATGGTTATCACCCCGGACCTTACGGTGACCGGGGCGCTGACCGCCTCCACGGGCCTCACGGCCACCACGGGCAACCTCGTGGTTACGGCGGGAGACCTGCGTGTGACCGCCGGCAACAGCCGCCTCGGAGCGGTGAGCGCCTTCGCCACGACCGAACCGACGAGCGCACTGGTGATGAAGCAGGGCACCGCGCCGGTTGGGGCCATCACCACCTCTGGCGGCATCTTCAGTGACGGCACGGTGGTGAAGAAGATCATCGCCAACGGCACTGCCTCGAACGTGGAGGCCTAGGAGATGGCGAAGAGCGATGCCATCACCGTCCTGAAGTGTGCCTGCGGGCACGAAACGTCGGGGCCGGACAGCAAGTCCGTGGCCGAGGCCCATGCCCGCCACCAGGCGAAGACCGGACACAAGAAGTGACCCTGAACGCGAAAGCTGCCGCCGACGTGCTGAGCGCGCTTGAACACCTCCCGGAGGACACCTGGGAGGTGGACGATGATGCCTGCGATTGCACGTTCCAGCGCATCGGCATGTGGGCCAACCCGTACATCGGGAAGACGCTCGAGGTGCGGATGTGCTGCATCTGGAAGCAGCTTTACGAACTGTTCCCCGGCAAGGTGCGGGAGATTCCCGGATACCGAGACCAGTCGGGCGAATGGCAGACAGAACCAGCGGCATGGGATGGCGAATCGGACATGCCCGCCTCGATCTGGTATCGCCAGCTCGCCAACCAGCAGGGGCGCAGCGTCGCCGACGTGCGGGACGAATACCGGATGCGCGACAGCGAACGGCCACGGGGCATTCCCCGACCCGTCGTACAGCAGCCCACGGGGCCGACAGTGACCGAAGTCCTGTTCGCCGCTATCGACGTGCTGGGCGAGGAAGTAGGGCGACTCAGGGCGCTCGTGGAGGGACAGGGATGTCAGTCCAGCCATTGAGCCTCTACGCCACGCCGATCGAGGAGTCGCCGCTTCACCCGGACGAACCAATCTACGGGCTGGCCGAGCTCGATTTGCAACCGCCGGACATGAAGGCCCATCACCGCTACCAGTTGCTCCAGGTCTTGCGAGGCGAGGGGTTGCGCTGGGTGCGGGTGGACATGGGGCTTTCGAGCGACTGGCCGAGCGCCGACCAGTTCCGGGTCGTGACGAACCCGGACGGCGACACCGTTGCCTCGGTCCAGGCGTTCGCAGACCGGCGACGCGAGGACATGTACTGGCAGAAGTTCCTCGCCGAAGAGGCGGCCGCGAACACGCTCATCAGCGACGCAATCCATTGGGCCGAAGAGCGGCGCAAGCGGCTGCTCAGGCAGTCAACGCTCGGGCCAGCATTCACGAAACAGAGGAATTGAACATGGCGCAGCCGGACGTGATGACCCCCGAACAGGCAGATGCCGTTTTCGACCAGCTCGAAAATCAGAACGTCTCGATGGGCGAGACTGTGACCTTTGGTGATGAGTTCTCGCCGGGGCGCGTGAACACCGTCTATCCCCGCAACCTGCCGGGCCAGAAGGTGAGGATCTACTGCACGCGCACCGGCTATCCGACCGACGTGCTGCCCTACATGCTCCCGGCGGTCATGCAGATGACCTGGCCGGACGGTAAGCGGAAGTTCTCGCGGGAGCAGATGGTCAAACCGCCGGTCGGCAACGCCTACTGCTTCCTCCACCCTGACTACCCCGACCGCGAGCGCGTCATCGCTGCGGGAGTGGCCGACCGCGTGTGCTCCAAGCCGGGGCCGCTGCTCTCGGTGATGCACGCCACGCGCCACGCCGAAACCCGTCACTCCGACCGCTGGCGCATCTACCAGGGGTTCATCGCCTCGCAGCGCGATGCTGACCGCGCGGAGTTCGAGCGGATGCAAATGGAAGTCATGCGTCGGCAACTGGCCAGCACGGGGCCGGTAGTGCCCGCTGGCATCTTCTACTGCGAAGAGGACGGCTGCCCGCGCTTCTTCGACAACGCCAACGCGCTCAGCACGCACAGGAACCGGGATCACAAGGAGGGGGCATGAGCCAGCTCGAAACGATCTTCCGGAACTACGAGGACGCCTTTGGCTACCTCGCCGCCCAGGGACGGATGTTCACGGCCAACATGGGCTCCGTCACCACGCCACTGACCTTCCTCGCGACTGCGGCCAACCGCCCCGACGCATGGATTCGCTGCCCTGCCGGGACGGTCATTCTCCCCTACAAGCTGGACATCGCTCTCGAATCGATGGCAGGCACCGCAACCGAGTTTGATGTTCGGATCTGCGCCAATGACATCGGCAACGGCACGTCGTCTGCCGCATCGGTTGGGCCGGTCAGTATGCGAACCGATTCCCCGGTCACGTCGGCATGTACGGCGCGGCAGTTGGCGACGGCGGCCACCACGGCGGAGACCACGCCGGTCAGCGTCTATCGCAAGACGTACATCCTCGCGAATGCGGCCGGCGAAGACGCGAAGGGAGTCAGCATCAGCAGGGCCATGATGGGCAACCCGGTCCTCGTGGACGCTTCCACGTGGGAACTGTTCATTGCCGCCACGACTACCCAGGCAACCGGGTTCGTGGTCATGACGTGGGCCGAAGTGCCAACAAGCTGGTTGACCTGATGCCCCTCAAGAAGTCCGCCAGCAAGAAGGCGTTCCGCGAGAACGTGAAGAAAGAGATGGCGGCGGGGAAGCCGCAGAAGCAGGCCGTCGCCATCGGCTACTCCGTGCAGCGCAAGGCGAAGCGAGGGAAGTAATGACCGACGAAGCCCTCTCGATTGACGAACTGGACGCCCGGAGCGTGGCCCTCAAGAAGGCGGACATGCTGACGTGGGTGTCGGATCTGGCGAAGGAGTAGGAGATGGCGACAATCCCAGTTCCCGGCTCGGAACTCCGCCACGTCCGCAAGACGGTAACGTTCACTGGTGGGGCGGGTGCGGGCGCGGTGGGGATGGTAAAGCTTTTCCCCGTGACTGGCGCGGTAATAATTGAGCGGTTGGTACCATTCTGCACCGTGGATATGGTATCTGCGACTAGTAGTGCTGAAATAGCCCTCACTGATGCTGATGATGCGTCAGGGCCTTACAGCACAACAAATGCATCGGCGATAGATGCGGGATTTCTGTGGGACAGGGCAAGCGGAGACAATGGGTGGGGATTCGACGCAGTATCCGTCGGGTCCGTTTTTGTCGCGTATAAGGACGTATGCCTCAAAATCACCATTGAAGACATCACAGCCGGGGCTATGAGGTTTGACGTTTGGTATCGTCCCATCACGGACGACGGCGCGCTGGCCGGGGATGACATCGACTCCGCCCTCGTTGACGCCGTGTGGGATGAGCCACAGAGCGGCCACACGACGGCGGGCACCTTCGGGCGCTACCTCGACTCCCAACTCGCGACGATCGCGAGCTACATCGACACCGAAATCGCGGCCATCAAGGCCAAAACAGACTCGCTCACGTTCACGGTTGCAGGCATAGTCGATTCCAACGTTGTTGATTGGAAAGGGTCGGCGGCTCCCGCGAACACGGGTGACGCATTTGCTCGACTAGGAGCACCGGCTGGGGCCAGCGTCTCAGCGGACATTGCGACGGTGGCTACCTACGTTGATACCGAAGTGGCCGCCATCAAGGCGGTGACCGACAACCTGCCGAACAGCGGCGCGCTTTCGACCATCCAGAGCGACCTCGACGACATCCAGACCCGGCTCCCGGCTGCGCTGGTCGGCGGGCGCATGGATTCGTCCGTTGGGGCCATGGCGGCTGCGGTAATCACGGCGGCGGCCATCGCAACCGACGCCATCGACGCCGACGCTCTCGCGGCCGACGCGGTAACGGAGATTTGGGCCAAGGCCATGAGCGAGCTCGCCAGCGTCCCGGCGGTCAACGGGACGGTGCTGCAGGCGCTCGAATGGATCTTCCTCCTGGCGCGGAACAAGCTCACGCAGACCGCGACCACGCAGACGCTCCGAAACGACGCGGACAACGCGAATCTGAGTACATCCACAGTGAGTGATGATGGAACGACGTTCACTCGGGGCGAATGGAGCTAGGCGAGCGCGATGGCTCTTTCGACTGAGGAACGACGCGGCTCGGCAATAAACGTCACGCTCCTATGGGCGCGACCGTTCGCGCCACCTGACGGATCTGTGCAGGCACGTGACCGTTCGCGCCTTCTTGGCATCTATGTTGGGCCATACACCCCAGCCAGCATCGTCTATCCGACCGCGACAGCCACCCTCGAAGCCAACTACGCCTACTCGGGCATCTTCGAGGCGCAGTACGCCGACACCAAGACTCTGGAGGTGGCCTGATGGCGGAAGTCACGCTCTTTTCGGGCGAGCCGATCACCCAGGGTGATGCCGTGCAGCTCAACCTCACGCTCAACACGGACGGCGCGGCCACCGATGTCACGGGCGACACGCTCACGGCCAGCTTCTACTTCAAGGGGCGGGAAGTGCTCAGTGACAAGGCGGTCACGCTCGTCACACCGGCAAGCGGGATCGTCCGCATCTCCCTGACGGGCGCGAACACCCTCACCTTCCCCGAGGGGGAGATCACCTTCGACGTGAAGGCCGCAACCCTCGTCCGCCACTGGGGGCCGGGGCGATTCA